TTCCGCGTTTCCAAGAATTGCGCCTCGTTGTTGGGAATCGACAGGGGCGTAAACGTCATGCCCTCTTCCAGCACCGCGACACGGCTGGCGTTTCCCGAGCCGCCATAGGCCGCGTTCCAGCTCGCGCGCAGCGCGGCGGGGTCCTTTACCGTATTGGGATGCGTCAGGATGCCCGATGGCCGCGCGCCGTTGGCAAAGAACTTGCTGCCATATTCCTCGGCGGCGATGCCCAGGCCGATGGCCGCCTTCTCCAGCGCGATGGGGCTGTAGCCCATGACGCCGTCAAAGCCAAGCCCGGGAATGTGCAGCACGTCCTCCGGGGCAAGATAGGCGATCTTTCCGTCGGAGGTCGTGTAGGTATAGGTCAATTTGCCCTTGCTGTCCCTGTCTACGGTCATGCGGTCGGGCAGCAGCGGATACAGACCCACGATTTTGCTGCGCCCGCTGCGGATAATCTGGCAATAGCTGTTCCCGTACAGGAGCAGATGGCTGAGCATCGTCTCCCGCCAGACAAAGCTGGTCATCTCGGTATTCGGCTCGTCGTGCAGCAGGCGGTAGAGCGGATGCTCATTGGCCTTGCGGCTGCCTGTGTCCGTTGTCTCATACACATGCAGGGGCAGACTGGCTACGGTCTCGGCGATGACCCGCACGCAGGCGTAAACCGCGGAAACCTGTATGGCGGAAGTGGGCGTGACGGACTTCCCCGCAAGGCTTGTCCCGTAGTAAAAGCCCGGCGCGGCGGAGACGGCGTCCTGGGGCGATGCCTGTTTGCTGGGCTTGTCCCGCGCGCGGAAAAACCGGGCGAATGGGTTATGCATGGCGATCCTCCTGATTTTGAACATGAAAAAAGCACCTCGGCGGTTTGCCAAAGTGCTTAATGCTATTCTGTTTTATTCATCAAAGCTCTTTGAAGTAGTCTCGGGCATAGTACAGCACGCGCATGACGTTCAACGCTTCATTTTTCTGATCCGGCAGGACAAACACGATGTAGTTGTCCACCAGGATTTTTCGGTATCCCTTCATCCGCAACAGTTCATCGTTTACCAGCGGAAGGGATAGCGGAAAAGCACAGGCCGACCGGATCGCTTCCTCCACTTTTTTCAGCAGCCGGATCGCACTCTCCGGCGCGCTCAACTGCTCCGCAATATAGTCCGCGATTTCCTGCAGATCCTGGACGGCGGATGGCATCAGTCTGTATTGGTACATCCTTTATCTGTACCTCGCCTTCAACGCGGCAAAAGCGGCTTCGCCGTCAATCGCCTTGCCCGCATCCATTTCCGCTTCCGCCTGCATCAGCTTGCGATACACCTCCGCCATGGCCACCGTTCGCTCGTAAGTCTCCATGCTCATGATGACCATATCACCATATCCGTTCTTCGTAACGAATATCGGTTCAGCGCTTTGCCTGCAGCGTTCGCTGATCTCGTTGGTATTGCGCAAATCCCGAATCGGCACGATCTGCATAGCGACACCTCCTCTTACGTCGTAGCACAATTATAGCACAATCATGCCACGCCGTCAAGGCGGTCACGCCGCTGGCTACAATCCACTTCCGGTTTTGCGGTCATGGCAAGCCTTGCACAGCGCCTGCCAGTTTCGCTCATCCCAGAACAGCTTCTCGTCTCCGCGATGCGGAACGATGTGGTCGACCACCGTCGCCGGGGCGATCCTCCCGCGCTTGAGGCATTCCACGCACAGCGGATTCCGGCGCAGGAATCGCTCACGCGCCGTGCGCCATTCATGACCATAGCCGCGGCGGTGGGCGCTTTCCCTGGCATACAGACCGCGGTGCTCCTCGCAGTACACCTCGTCCGACAGGTTCGGGCAGCCGGGATAACGGCAGGGGCGTTTGGGTTTTCTGGGCATGATCCACCTCACAGAACCAAAAATCCACGGTGATTGTAGACCGAATCGCCGCCGTTCAGATTCTTCATGGCACGATCCAGCGCCATGACCAGCGCGACGGCGCCGTCCACTTTCTCCGTGGATTTTTCTTTGTCCAGTTTGAGATTGCCCGCCGGATCCGTGCGCACATAGGCGTTGTCCATGTTCCAGCGTAGCACCGGATGCCCGCCATGGCAGAGCTTGTGCTCCAGCACGAGGCGCATCAGCTCCTTGGTCGGCGGACTCATGTCCCTGAAGCCCTGGCCAAACGGCACCATTGTGAAGCCATCGTCCTCCAGCGTTTGCACCATCATGGTGGCGTTCCAGCGGTCGTGGGCGATCTCGCGAATGTTGTATCGCTCGCCCAGCTCGCAGATGAACCGCTCGATGAACCCGTAATGCACAACGTTGCCCTCCGTGGTCTGGATAAATCCGCGCTTTGCCCACTGGTCATAGGGCACATGGTCGCGCCGAACGCGCAGGGCGAGTGTCTCCTCGGGCAGCCAGAAGAAGGGCAGCGCCATGTACGGCTCGTCCTCCGAGGCAGGCGGGAACACCAGCACCAGCGCCGTAAGGTCGGAAGTGGAGGAAAGGTCCAGCCCCGCGTAGCACGCGCGGCCCTCCAGCGCGTAGGGGTCGACCACGCCGCCACACTCGTCCCACTTGTCCATGGGCATCCAGCGGATGGATTGCTTCACCCATTGATTCAGGCGCAGCTGGCGGAACTGGTTCTCGTCCGCCGGAGTCTCCTGCGCCTTGCGGAAGGCGTCGCGCACCTTGTCGATGGTGATGGTGTGTCCCAGCGACGGGTTTGCCCTGTGCCAGTTTTCCTCGCTCGTCCAGTCCGCATCGTCGGGCAGGCCGAAGATCACGGGATAGAACCTCGGGTCGATCTTGCGCCCTTCGATAATGTCCAGCGCCTTCTGATGCACTTCCCAGCAGATGGAGTTTCGGTCGGTCCCGGCGGTGGTCAGGAAAAACCACAGCGGCTGCTTGCGTGCGTCGCCGCTGCCCTGCGTCATGACGTCGTACAGCGCGCGGGTGGGCTGGGTATGCAGCTCGTCAAAGATGCAGGCGCTGACGTTGAGACCGTGCTTAGTGGCAACCTCAGACGAAAGCACCTGATAGATGCTGCCCGTGGGCTGGTAGACCATGCGCTTCATGGACGGGATGATCTTGATGCGCTTCATGAGCGCCGGGGACTGCCTGACCATGTCCACCGCCACGTCGAACACGATGGCCGCCTGCTGCCGGTCGGATGCACAGGAATAGACCTCTGCCTTCCATTCGCCGTCGTTGACCAGCATATTGAGCGCAATGGCCGCGCCCAGCTCTGACTTTCCCTGTTTTTTGGGTATTTCGATATACGCTGTGGTGTACTGGCGCATGGTGGGATCGTCCTCGCGCACGGTGCCGAACACGTCCCGGATGATCTTCTCCTGCCATGGTAGCAGCTTGAAGGGCTTGCCGTGAAACTCGCCCTTCGTGTGCTTGAGGCACTGGATGAAGTCAATCACCCGCCGGGCTTTTCTCTCGTCAATCATCCTGCCAGCCTCCCTTGAGCAGCTTTTCCATGGGATCGTCCGAACCGTCCTCCGCACCACCGCCGTTGGCGATGATGCGCGCGCGGGTCGCGGGCGTCAGGCCGAAGTCCGAACAGAACGACTGCATGATCTTCAGGTTCTGCTGGGCGATGCTGACCTGCGGCACCTGCTGCACATATCCGGAGGGCGTTTTGAAGATGCTGCCGTGCTGGGTGATGAATTCCTCGGCTTCCTTCCATCGTGCATACGCCTGACAATACCCCGCGAAGGCGGTGAGGTCTGCCATTGTCAGCACGCCCATCGCCTCCAGCGAGGATGCCAGCCGCTTCCATTCCTTTTTGGCCTCGGGCAGAAGCCACGACGGGCACTTCAATTCTCCCTTCGGCGGGATGGGCTCGTGGTCGTTGAGCGGACGTTTGCCCGGATTGCCTTCCAGCACCTTCAGCGCCGTGGGCTTGGGCTTTCTGCCTCTGGCCGCCATGGTTTGTCACCTCCCTTCTGTGTTTTCCGGCACACTACTTGCCTTTCAGGTCAAGTTCGCTGTGTTGTATGGTCACGCCATCCCGCTCCACGCACACGCCATCATTGCCGCCGGTCAGTTCAATGTAGCGCGCCACGATGACGCTGGCATATCTGGGGTCAAGCTCCATCGTGCGGCAGACGCGGTCGGTCTGTTCGCAGGCAATGAGCGTCGAGCCGCTGCCGCCGAACAGGTCCATGACCACGCCGTTGGGCGCGGAGCTGTTCCGGATGGGATAGGCAAGCAGCGGAATGGGCTTCATCGTCGGGTGCTGGGCGGACTTCTTGGGCTTGTCAAAATTCCAGATGGTGGACTGTTTGCGGTCGGAGAACCACTTGTGCTTGCCGTTGGGCAACCAGCCGAACAACACCGGCTCGTGCTGCCATTGATACGGCGAGCGCCCCAGCACGAGGCTGTTCTTCACCCAGATGCACACGCCGCTGATGTGAAAGCCCGCTTCCTTGAACGCGCGGCGGAAGTTCAGCCCCTCCGTGTCCGCGTGGAAGACGTAGGCGCTGCCGCCCTCCGCCAGATGCGCCGCCATGTTGCGGAACGCCGCCAGCAGGAATTCATAAAACTTCCCGTCCGCCATGCTGTCGTTCTGGATGGATTTTCCATCCGCGCTCTGGTAGCTGACGTTGTACGGCGGGTCGGTGACGATGAGGTTTGCCTTGAGGCCGTCCATGAGCAGGGCCACGTCGCGTGGGTTGGTGGCGTCGCCGCAGACCATGCGGTGCCTGCCCAGCGTCCAGACGTCGCCCGGCTGTACAAAGGGCGCGATCTCTTCGGGGTCGATGTCGCAATCGTCGTCCCTGACGTCCTTGTCATGTACCTTGGAGAACAGCTCGTCCACCTCGGCGGCGTCAAAGCCGGTCGCGCCGAGGTCGTAGCCCGAAGATTGCAGGTCGGCCAACAGGTCGGCCAGCGCCACCGGCTCCCATTCGCCCACGGCTTTGTTGAGCGCGATATTTAGAGCCTTCTCATCCTGCGGGTTCTCGATATGCACGACCACGCAGTCAATCTCCGTCGCGCCCTCGCTGACCAGCACCTTGTATCGCTGATGCCCGCCGACAATGTTGCCCGTGACCTCGTTCCAGATCACCGGATCGACATAGCCGAAGTCATGCAGGCTGCGTTTGATTTTTTCATACGCCGGGTCTCCGGGCTTGAGGTCTTTACGCGGATTGTATTTCGCGGGCTTGAGCTTGCCGACCGGCAGTTTTTGCAGATTCATTTCCGTATTCACAGCCAACCTCCTGAACATCTGGGGATAAGAGATCAGCCGTCCTTTCGCAGGGCGGCTGATTGCTGATTTGGGCGTAAACCCCCGGTCCCGAATTTCGCGGAAATTTACGCGAGAGGGGGCCGCGGTCTCTTAGGAACCGCTCCCAAGGATTCGAAGGCCCCCTGGGGGCCGCGCGGCGGGCTG